GGTTGAAGTGAATCTATGAACGATATGCACTATGTGGTTTTAAAACTTATCTCTGGAGAAACCCTCATGGCAACATTCGAGGGCGAAGACGATAGGTACGTCAAAGTTGAGAAACCGATCACTATAAGAACGATCGTCGTACCAGAGCTAAATAAAGAGTCAATCACTGCGAGTCCTTACTGCCCATTCAGTGATTCTACATCCTTTGTTTTGGAAAAGACTCATATCGTCTACATCAAGAAGTTGCATAAGGTGTACATACCTCATTACAAATCTTTCTTGGAGTCTTACGAAGAAGCGATGATCCCAACTACAAGACAAGAGTTGCAACAAGAAGGATTCGACGATTTGGAAGATCTCACAGTCGAGGAGATTCAAAGGAGATTAGATCTTTTGGAAGCCATCGCTAACGCTCCAAGAGACGATCTTACAGAGGAAGAAAAAGACGAGAGAGTCTTTGTCAAAGGGAACGATACGAAGCACTAAACCAATATATCGTTATCATCAACCCCAACACGGTTATTATCCCCTAAAGTCAAATAAAAAGCAAATCTTTTTTGATATCCGCATAGTTGGAACTTGCAATCAAGATATATTTGCCTTTCTTAGTGTTTTATACTATACTTTGTTCATGCCTCTAAGTAAAAGAGGAAAAATATTGAATGGCACACTACGTTAACAACGCTGACTTTTTAGCAGCACTTATTGAATATAGAGAAAAATGTAAAGAAGCGGAAGACCAAGGCTTGGAAAAACCTGTCATCCCAAACTACATCGGCGATTGTATTCTCAAAATTGCTAATCACTTAGCATACAAACCCAACTTTATCAACTATTCATATCGCGATGATATGGTACTTGATGGGATTGAAAACTGCATCCAGTACCTACACAACTTCAATCCAGACAAGTCGAGCAATCCGTTCGCATACTTCACCCAAATCATCTACTATGCTTTCCTTCGTAGGATTACAAAGGAGAAAAAGCAGTCATACATCAAAGGTAAGATGATTCAGGAAATGCCATTTGAAGCGTTTGAATTGCAAGACCAAGATGATACTGGCGAGTTTCATAATCAATACCTTGAGTTCATGCAGCAACATGGAACTTTTGATGACACCTTCATGGATCGTAAGCGTGACAAACGTAAGAAGAAGCAAGTTTCCCTTGATGACTTTATTGAAACAGACGAAGCCATCGACCCTAAAGAACTAGACTAACCAAAAGGAATATTATGGATAACCAACACAAGCATATCAAAGGCTACCGCGACTTGACTCAAGAAGAGATCAACCTTATGAACGAAATCAAAACTAAAGGTGCTGAACTAGGTGAACTGGTTGAGAAACTTCGCGCGCAGCCAGGACTGGATCAACGTTGGATTAGTATCGGTACTACTGATCTACAAACTGGAATCATGGCGCTTGTTCGCGGTGTAGCCCAACCAACTTCTTTCTAAGGTTCCCTATGAAAGTAGCGATTATTACAGACCAGCATTTCGGTGCTCGCAATGATAGTATTGCATTCTTAGACTTTTATGAAAAATTCTATGATAATATCTTTTTTCCAAAGCTAGAGGAAGAAGGTATTACAACTGTTTTAGTTCTCGGCGACACGTTTGATCGTCGCAAGTATGTAAACTTCTATGCCCTGCAACGTGCCAAAGAAATGTTCTTTGATAAGCTACGCGACAAGAATATTCAGGTACATATGCTTGCAGGTAATCATGACACATATTTTAAAAACACCAATGATGTAAACTCCCCTGATTTACTTCTAAAAGAATATTCAAACATCAACGTGATTGACGATCCAGAAACTATCGTTGTAGATGGTCATTCAATCTGTATGATGCCTTGGATTTGTCCAGAGAACTACCAAGCCTCGCTGGATCATATTAACCAGACAACCGCAGACATCTGCATGGGTCATTTTGAAATTGCAGGCTTTGCAATGTACAGGGGTATGGAATCACATGATGGACTTTCTAAAGAGACATTCCAAAAGTTTGACATGGTTTTTAGCGGGCATTATCATCACAAGTCTGATGACGGGCATATTTACTACCTCGGAAATCCATATGAACTCACTTGGCAGGATTACAACGATCCCCGAGGGTTTCATTTGTTCGATCTATCAACTCGAAAGCTCACCTTCATCAGAAATGATTATACTATGTTTGCCCGAGTCGAATACAATGACAAAGAGCAAGAGCCTGTCGATCTAGACTCGTTGGACTTACAACACAAGTATGTTAAACTGGTTGTTGTAAACAAAACCGATTATTATAAATTTGACCGTTTCGTTCAAAAGTTATACAATAAGGGTTGTCACGATATTAAGGTCGTGGAAGACATGTCTGAATTCCAAGAAGGCGAAATTGATGAATCAATCAACCTTGAGGATACTCTATCTGTGCTCGGTCACTACGTTGATTCGATTGAAACTGATTTAGACAAAGAAAAAATTAAAACATACATGCGCAGTTTATATACTGAAGCAGTGAACATTGAGGTCGTTTAATGATTGTATTTAAGTTTTTAGAATCATATAGTTTCAATTCGATATGGATTTGATAATAATATCCCACCAGAAGAAATCGCTGTAAAAGAAAATCTGCAGATGCTTCCATGGTCTGAAAACATTAGTAAAGGTAAATGACGTGATAAATTTTCATTCAATCGAGTGGAAGAATTTTCTATCAACTGGAAATTCTGCAAACAAAGTTCTACTAAACAAATCAACAACAACACTAATCATCGGTAAGAATGGTGAGGGAAAGTCAACCATTCTTGATGCTCTTTGCTTTGCTCTTTTCGGTAAACCTTTTCGTAATATTAACAAAGGTCAGTTGATTAATTCAATCAATCAGAAAAACTGCTTGGTTGAAATTCAATTCACCGCTAATAGTAAGTCGTACAAAGTCATTCGTGGGATTAAACCTAACAAATTTGAAATTTGGTGTAACGATGAACTACTTAATCAAGACGCAGCTGCAAAAGACTATCAAAAAGTTTTAGAGCAACAAATCTTAAAGCTAAACTATAAGACCTTCACACAAGTCGTTATTCTTGGTTCAGCTTCTTTTGTTCCATTTATGCAGTTATCGTCTGCGCAACGTAGGGAAGTTATTGAAGACATTCTTGATATCAGAATTTTCTCTACAATGAATCAATTGTTGAAAGAAAAAGCAAATGACACGAAAGCCGAAATCCAACGGATTGAAAATGAGATTGCTGCTGCAAAGACTAAAGTCGAAGCACAAACTGCAATTATCAAAACTATCACGGAAGCGAAAGCAGATAATATTAGATCCATCCAAGAGAAAATCTCTACAAGCACTGAAGAAGTTGAGCGAACTAGACAGGAAGTTGACAACCTTATCGGACAAATTGGAACTCTTAAGGATAAGATTAAAGACAAGACAAAGGTACAAGAAGATCTCGAAAAGGCAAAATCAATCAGAAGTAAGCTACTCCAAAAAGTCGAAACCTGCGAACACCATAAAGAATTTTTTACTTCACATGATGTATGCCCCTCTTGTTCTCAAGATATCCCAGAAGAGCACAAGCACTCAATCATCAGCGATCTTAACGCGAAAGTTACAGAACAAAATTCTAAAGTTTCTGAACTCGAAACCATTCTTGGGTCTCTCAATGAAAGACTATCAAACATTAACTCTATCCTTGAAGAGATTACAGAAAAGAACATCGAGCTATCAACAAAGAATTCTGCTGTCACCCTCATTACTAAACAAATCGATGCTCTCAAGGCAGAGATTGAAACTCATCAAGCGGACACGACAAATCTTGACGAGGAAAAATCTAAATTGAAAACCTTAGCTCAAGATGCGATGGAAAAGATTAAAGCAAAGACTGCTTTGAACGAGCATCGTAACTTGGAAGAGGTCGCCTCGATTTTGTTAAAAGATAACGGTATTAAAACTGCAATCATTCGCGAATATTTACCTATCATGAATAAGTTGATCAATAAGTATCTCCAAGCAATGGATGCTTATATTCACTTTGAACTTGATGAGGCGTTCAATGAGATCGTTAAGTCTAGGTTCCGCGATGAGTTTACCTATGCGAGTTTCTCTGAAGGTGAAAAGATGCGCATCGACTTGGCGATCCTATTCACTTGGAGACAGATTGCTAAGATGAAGAACTCAGTAAATACCAACTTACTGATCCTTGATGAAATCTTTGATTCAAGTTTGGATACGGCTGGTACTGACTACTTCTTAAATCTGATGAACAGCTTTGGAGAAAACTCTAATATCTTTGTTATCTCCCACAAAGGTGATCAGCTGTTTGATAAGTTCCGTTCCATCATCAAGTTTGAGAAACGCAACGACTTTTCAGTTATCGCGCAGGGCTAACACCCTGCAAACCCTTGCAGGCACAGGGTTTAAAAAAGTGCTTGCCTTTTATTCAGAAATCCTGTATAATACTCTTATAAATGTTAAAAGAGAGTATTATGTGGGATGACTTTTCCGACTTTGAACTAGCCCAACTTGTTGGTAGTTATGGACAGGCAGATATGATTGTCTTTAACGAAAGCCTGCAACTAGCCAACCGTGGTGAACTTGAACAGTTCCTAACTGAACTGGAATTTGATATTGCATTCGGAGAATAATTATGCAAATGCAAGCAACTGATCTATCAGCTCGTCTGCTAGCCACCGAAAACCTCACGGTGGTTCGTTCAAACGTGCCCACTGCATCGTTTGATATCAAGTCACGCGTTCTTACCCTTCCAATGTGGAAAGAAATGACCCCCGAGATCGAAGACATGCTCGTCGGTCACGAGGTTGGTCACGCGCTGTACACCCTCGATAAGTACATCGACCCGATCAGGGAAAATCCCAAACTTCAATCATATATGAACATCCTCGAGGACGTTCGTATCGAGAAACTGATCAAGCGTAAATATCCTGGTCTGCGTAAGCGCATGAACGAGGGATACAAACAGCTGAACGAAAAAGACTTCTTTGGTATCTCTAAAGTTCCATCTCTGGATGCCCTCAACCTAATTGACCGCATTAACCTTTACTTCAAGGCTGGTTTCCAGTGCGGTGTTAAGTTTTCTGCTGACGAAAAAGAATTCGTCAACCGTGCTGAACGCACTGAAACGATTGATGAAGTTATCACCCTTGCGCGAGACATTTATGCTTTCGCAAAAGAACAAGCAGAGAAGCGTAAGAAGCAACGAATCGAAGCAGGTGAAGATACAGAAGAACAAGAAGACGATGACGATGTAACCTATACTGATCTTGACCTCGATCTAGAAAGCGATGACTGGAAAGAAGAAGACGGAGAAGAGGAAGAAACTCAAACTTCTGCTAAGGGTCACGGTGCAGGTCAAGACGAAACCGAAGAAGAACTAGAATCTGTTACTGAACGTGCGTTCCAGGAACGTCTTGAAGAATTGGCTGATCAAGCTACGGTTTATCAATACCACTCGATTGAAAAACTTCCTTATGAAGTTGTTATTGGTTACAAGAAAATTCTTAAAGACCTGTCTTTTAATTTTGAAGACCGCGTGATTAGTTCATATTATTCTAATCGTGTTTATGGCGATCTTAGCGAACAAGAATACACCAACAGGTTGCTACAAAATGTATCTAAGTTTAAGACTGATTCTCTAAGTTCAGTAAATTATCTAATCAAAGAATTTGAGATGAAGAAGTCTGCACAACAATATAAGCGTGCTCAGATTTCTAAACTCGGTTCTCTTGATATGCGTAAAGTTTATGCTTATCAACTTCAAGATGATTTGTTCAAACGTGTTACAACCTTGCCCACTGGTAAGAACCACGGTATGATCATGCTCATCGACTGGTCTGGTTCCATGGGTGATGTAATCACAGATACTATCAAGCAAGTTATTAACCTTGCTATGTTCTGTAACAAAGCTCAGATTCCGTATCGTGTGTTTGCTTTTACCAGTCAATACAGTGAACGTTTTGATGAGCGTGAAAATAATCGGAATACGCGACGCGAATACCAAACTGGTATTCTAGAACGTATTCGTAATAACCCCAACGATTCAGTTCTCGACGGTGGTAATTTTAATCTGCTGGAACTCTTTAGCAACAAGATGACTATGACTGAGTTCAACAGTATGATTAAGAAACTTCTAGACCCTCGTATTTTCTGGCATCAAGGATACGATCTTGGCGGAACACCGTTGAATGAGGCTCTGCTTTGGGTGTATAATAATATTGGCGAGTACATGAAGAACAACCGTATCGAAAAGATGAACTTTATCACCCTTTCTGACGGTGCTGGTGGTTCTCTCCAAGCAACTGGTGGCATCAGCCGTTATAGTTATGGTAACAAAACCAAACATTTGGTTCGCGACCCTGTTACCAAGAAGACATATCCTTTCGGTTATGATTCTGCTCAACAGACTGAAACTCTGTTGAAGATGATCAAAGATCGTTATAATGTTCGTACGATTGGGTTCTATATTTGCCCAAATCGTCGTAGAGCGTTGGAATGTGCTCTTCGGGATAACGTTTTTGAATATCAGGGTAATGTCAACCTTGTAATTGATGAGATGCGTAAATCGTTCCGCGATGATGGATTCTATTCTATGAAGGGTACTGGTCGCGATGATCTGTTTATCGTTCCAGCAGATAAGACTGAAATTCAAGAAGGAGAACTAGAAGTTTCCAGCGATATGTCTTCTCGTAAACTTGCTTCGAATCTTGGTAAGTATCTTAACACGAAAAAGACTTCTCGCGTTCTTCTGAGTCGTTTTATCAACTACGTTGCGTAAGACCCTGTGGGAGCAAGCCTCCCACACCTCAAAAAGTGCTTGACTTATTTTACAAATTCAGGCATAATACTATTATTGATGATGTAACTTTGTTATGGAGAGTGCAATGAGTAAAGCTGAATTCCGTGAACAGTTCGACGCCAAACTTGCAGAAATGTTCCCAGACACCTTCACCGAAGGTGTCGTAACCCGTAAACAGATTGACCAAGTCCGTTCGGTTCTTGGTACGAAATCTTATCCCGTGTGGCATATGGAAAACCGAGTTGGTCGTGGTTTGTATGCTGTTTCTGGTACAACCCCCAAAAAATCTAATGCCGTCTTGAAGGAAGAAACTGTGGAATCATTTGAAGTTGACTATACCAACACGGAATCTCTCATTCCAAAGAAGGACTCAAACTTTGTGCCCTTTGGTAACTTCCCTGATCTAGAAAACATTATCAAGTCTGGTATTTTCTATCCCGCTTATATCAGTGGTCCAACTGGTAACGGTAAGTCAACTATGGTTGAACAGATTTGTGCCAAACACAAG